ATTTTCTGGATGTTTTGTATCATCAATCATATAGATGTTTGATACATAATTCAATCTACGTTTCTGTTTACGTGCAATTTCTTTATTTGCTTCAATGCCTGAATTCCATAAAGTAGAATTGTGTTCACATACAGGACATTGTTGATTTTTGGTGGTCAAACAGTTATCAATTAACCAACCACCCGGACCTTGAAAACCATGAGAAAAGATTTTAACCCATGGAAGACCATCATCACCATCGACACTAGGAGTTGGTAAGAAACGAAATGTTGCCATTCCATTACCAACCTTATCTACTTCTGGTTTCCAATAATTATCACGAGAATCATTGGATTCATTTGAACCCAATTTCTCAATAGCTTTGGTAAGTTTATCTAGATTACCACTAGTACGTTTCAGATTTGCAAAACTCATTTTATTTCCTCGGTTGTTTTCGGTTTTATTTCGGTTTTATGTTACGATTTGATTTATTTTGTCATTGATTTTTTAAACATATTGTCTAACTTTGCATTGATTGCTGCTTCATTTTTGGCATCCGATTCAGCCATAGATTTCATATCTGCATCAATATGGTCATGTAATGTTTTCATATCAGAATCTACATGTGCATGCAATTCATCAATATCGCCAGTACTGGCACAACCAACTAAAGTAGCCAACATAGCTACTAACATAATCTTCTTCATTTACTTCTCCTGTTAAATTAAAATTTCACTTTATTCATGATAAGACCTATTGTAACATAATATAGTTAATGTGTCAAGTTTTTTATTAATATTTTTTTGAACTTCTTCTTATCATATTCTATAAAAGGTGCATACTTAACACATTTCATATAATAATTTGGCCAAACAATATCATCATCAATTTTATTATTCCACATTGTACAGAAATTCATAAAATAATTTAGTATTATTAATGTTTCCAATTTAATGGAACTACCCATTGCTTCGGATAACAATATTGGATAACAACCTGGATTTACTTCTAACAATTGATTGGGGGTATCTACTGAATTAAGAAGTTTGATTAAGTCATTTTCAAATATATATGATAGACTTTGTTGAGTTTTTGTCCAATTTCTATAATGTTCCTCACCTTCGGAATCGAGCATATCACCGATCCAAGTAGCATTATCATTAACAAAGTTGGCCACCATATAATTTCGCATTTCAATTATATCGTATTTTCTGGATAATCTATGGAAGCTATATCTATCCTTTCGTTTCATAAAAATATCTTTGGTGATTTTTACTTTTCCACCATATTTAAAGAAGTCATATTTACCAGTAAAATGAAACTTTAATGCCATGTACAATTTGAATGTATCATAACCATTATTTAATTCAATCATATAGGCAAACAGGATTCTCGTTTAATTAGATTTAGATTTATCGATTGTTCCCTAATCTTATCTTTAAGTGATTGTGATATTAATGAAGAAGCAATTTCGAATTCTAATCCAGTTTGTTCACAATGATGGCAAATTGAATCTAATAAATCAATTCGTTCATCAATTGCTGTTTGTTCAATCAATCTTGAGAATGCAAGTATTTCATCTTCATGGGGCATTTTTATAATCCTGTAATAATTTAATTACATCATCAATTTCGTCTTCATTAATCAATATTTCTGAATAATATATATCATAATTTTCAGATTCATTGATATCTAATTGTTCGCAATTTTTCAATTTAATATAATCTTTACAAACTTTAAGCTCAATCATATGTGATCAGCAATGAACACAAATATTCCAACCATACAAAAGATAACAAATATAAATCTGTTAAAACTTCCTTTCGGCATATGTGGTCCCTTATCGGGTTTAATTCTTGGATATCTATATCTACTCATGCATTTGCCTTCTTGGTTAAAGCTTTGTAGAAATAATGATTACCAATTTTCACGCTATGTTTTGGTCTTCTTGGATAATTGTGCTTAAATGAATCAAATGAATCTTTATTGCCAATAGGATTAGGAAGTCTGCCAAACAATATATTTTTAGCAAGCTTATGATATTCATCCTTATCTTCCTTAGGTATACGTTTTTGTGTATACTGCTGGTGAACCACTTTACATGGTGTTTGGTGTAATATCTTCTTTGACCTATTCATAATTGTCGCACCAACAGCTAGTTGGCCAGTTAATGGTTCACCTCTTGCCTCTGAATATATTGTTTCAGCGACACATGAAATCTGCTTCATGTTTGATAATGTAATTATATCGGTATGGGTTTTGGATATAATGTTCTTTTTGTGTGTTTCTGCTTGTATATTCAAAGATACAATCATTACTACGCATAGGAGCATAAATTGTTTTGCTCGCATGTGGTTCTCCTTTTTTCAGTTACATTACAACAGAATGGTTATAATGTTTCCCTTAATCAGTTGGACTCATTGCCTTTTTGATTTTGTTTGGGATAATGATATAAGTTTAGTATAGGCCTTCTCCTTTTTAATTCTCTGGTTAAGTATTTATAAAGGACATTATATCACAAATGTCCTTTATTGTCAAGTATTATTTACACCAAGATTCTTTCTTATCACCGAAATAAGGTCTAGCATAACCTTGTTTAATCAATTCTTCCGATAAACTTTTACCATCAAGTATTACATCACCTAATACTCTACCACCATACTTATCCCATTTCACTACGGTAACTTGTTGCTTCTTGCTATCCGCAACCATCTTCTTAGTAAATTTCGAAGCAGCTTCACCTAATACAGCTTCTTCAGGACACATTGCTCTATGTCCCTTTTCAGGAGTATCTACACCTAATACCCGAATAGATAATACTGGTTTCAATGGTGCTGGTAAAAATGGTGCTTGAAATTCTACTGTATCACCATCAATAACTCTTGTAATAGGATAATCATATGTTTCTGCTTGTGCCGCAGTAGATAATAATAAAAGTAATAATAATTTATGCATTTTGATTCCTGTAATATTTAATAGATTCCAATAAACCAGCCATATGTTCTTTGGTCTTACCATGAAACACCAATGGTTCATCATCCTGTACTGCCATAATAATGACTGAACTATTGATATTTATATTCAACATTTCTTTAATCATTATTGCATAAGCTGTTGTTTGTAAAAAGTAATCACTAATATCTTCAATCTTTTTTGGTTGCTTACTGGTTTTAAAATCTATAATGGATAGTACTCCGTTATAATGACCCACACAATCGACTCGTCCAGCCATACCTAATGTCTTGGAATAGAGTGCCTGTTCTTGGTACCAGATATCATTAATATTATTCAGAATTGGTTTGATGCTACGAAACATTTCAACAGCATCAGGCATCATTGTACCTAATGGTTCATTGTTTAAATATCTCTCACATAAGGTATGAACATTGGTGCCACGATTACAAGAAATTTGACAGACACGATTGGCTTCTTCTTCACCAACTCTTTTTCGCCAGTCAATAATTCCTTGTTTTGGTTTTGCGCCAATAACAGTAGTAACCGATGGAACTGCTGTACCATCTGGTAGAGTATAAAACCTTTTACCAGATGGATGTGTAACAGATTTCAAATCCTGTAATTCAACAGGAGGAACATAACGAAAGGTCATTTTAATATCCTAGGGTTTCCTTAGCAATAATATATTGTTTTACTAGACTTGATCTAACAATATCAGCACTAGTAAAATGTATCCGACAAAATTCATCCATACTATTAGCAATTTGGATAAAGATTGGCATACCTGTTACTTCACTTGATTTTTTCAGTAGATCATTTTGACCAGTATCACCAACAAACATAATTTTTGATTGATGACCAATACGGGTAACAACTGTATCTAATTCTTGGAAGGTACAATTTTGACATTCATCTAGTATTACTACTGAATTATCAAAAGACATGCCTCGCATAGCGGTTGTGGTGGTGAACTCGATATAACCTTGTTCTTTTAATCTCTGATAAGCATCTTTCTTACCAAATAATGTAGAGCAGATTTGAACATATGGTTCTTCATAGAGTGAAGTTTTTTCTTCAAGTGAACCTTTAAGGAATCCTACATCCCTTGTTTGGACAGCAGAACGAACGATAAGTACTTGGTTAAAAGAATTACTCTTATCCATTACTTCTTCTAGGGCTTTGTATAATGCAATGAACGATTTACCTGTTCCTGCACTTCCGCTCAACATCATGAAGTACTCACCCAATTTATAAGAATCAAAGAACAATTGCTGATTCTCAGTAAGGGCTTTAACAGTTTTTAAATCTTCTATACGCATTTTAAGACGATTTGATTGTATTCCTTGGACTACCTTATCATTAGTTGGTTGGTGATATTTTGACAAATCTTCAAAATGTGTATCAACGAGCCTGGATGACGGTTTGCGTGCCATAATTTTCCTTAAGTGGTTAATGGGAATTGTGTCGAATTACCAACACAACCATATATAGTCCAATTAATAGGTCAATCTTTCAATTTCTATCTTATTTTCTTCCCATTGCATTTCATAATATTTCAATTCTCGTTCATGTTCTTTTTTCATCATAGCAAAATCAAATTCACATCTTTCAATCAAATCTTCTAAATTTTGTTGATCTAATTTTGCCCTTTCTAATTCAAACATCATATACTCCTACCATTCTCTACTACAAACCGTTTTATGACCATCTTTAATGGTGTTTTGACCTACATTTTCTTTCATCCTCCCAATTACGTATTTTTCGA